ATCCAAAAGAAGTTAATCAAATATTTAAACTAAATAAATTGGAACTTTTATAAAACATAGACATATAATAAATAGAACAACAAAATAAAGGATAATAAAATGAAAGTATATAAAGTAACAGATGATGTATTTGAAAAAGGTTATTTAATAGGATATTTCACTAAACAAGGTTTTAATAAGTGGTTGAAAGACAGAAATAATGATAATGAACGTGTAAAAGATTATTATTTTGAAGAAATTGTTATAATTAATTAGAGGGTAATAAAAATGTATAAAACAATAAACGAATACGAATTTAGACAAGCATTTAAAGACATGGACAGAGATAATTTTAGTTATGACGGATATACTGCATTATTTGAGTTTTTAGATGATGTATGTTCATCAGATGATAAAGGTTTTGAACTTGATGTGATTGGAATATGTTGTGATTTTACAGAATATGATGATTTAAAAGAATTTCAATCTGAATATTATGATGATGTTGCTGGTGATAAGTTTGAAAC